GTTTACAGTTGGGTCTGCAAAATGGACAATATCAGATCTTGGTTGAAGAACCTTATCTGCAATAATGAGATCATGACAACAAAAAATATTAAATATTATTTCTGTTGCGCAAGCTCTGTTGCATATAAGTGTGTTCTTCCCACTAAGCCAGAAACAGCCAAGTTTGTTTTTCCTTTTTCCAGAAAAATAACTCGACTTCTTATTAATAGACTACGAAAGTCGTCTATTAAGGCTGTTTGTTTTGCTACTGCGCTCAATCATAATAGAAAGGCTTCTATACCCGTTACCGAGGAGTTTGTTGAGAAATCGAAAGATTCTTATAAAACTTCTATAACTCGTGTAGGAATACAAAAAACTTTCCCTTATGAGACCATTAAGAAAGTTATTCGATCCCTAAAAAGAATTAACTTTTGGTCCTTAGTTGAGAGCAGTGTCTCGATTTTAAGTACTTCAGCGTGTGCGGAAAAGCACATTCTCGGTCAAGTTGGTTATCTTGATCAGGTTTCCCCCAAAATAGAATTGGACTTGACTTTGGATCAAAAATTCAAAGGCATATGTCCGGGCCCTTATTTCATGTATGGTCTGGTTCCTGATACTATTACTGGAAGTGCAACTTTTTTGAAAGAAGCATTGAAGGTAAGAGCTATCACGACGCAGAACGCATATGAATTTTCGGCTGGGAAACCTTTTCAAGAATGTCTTGCAAGGTCTATGAAGGATCACCCCAATCTGCTTTTTGGTAGAATGGTTAGTGAGGATGATATTACAAATTTAGTTGTACGTTCCAGGCTCTATTGGCAATCTCTCGGTTATAATGACCTTGAGTTTGTTAGTGGTGACTATGAGAGCGCAACGGATAATATTGATCCTGCTTTTTCTGAGCATGTCGATAAGATGTGTTTTTCTGAGAAATTGCTTCCTGAATTTAAGATACCTCTTGGTTATGATCTTTCTTCTATTTGGAAGGTTATGGCTAAGATTATGCAATACATGGCTACTGATATTGGCCCCAGTTCTAGTAAAAAGAATTGGGTTTCCATAAATGCTTTCTTCCTGTATGGGTTTGAAGGTACTAATTGTGGATATGAGACTGTGTCCTATAAGCGTTCTCGTCTCTGGTCTGGTAGGATCATTGGCTGTAAGGGAAAACCTTTCTGTGTGCAGACTTTTGGTCAGATGATGGGCGACATTAAATCGTTTCCTGTCCTTTGTATCATTAATCTTGCTCTTTGGTATGATGTTTGTGAAAACAAATCTCGTATCATTGGAAGAAAAAATTTTCTCAAGGTCGATCCTCCGTGCTTGGTCAACGGCGATGATTTCCTCGCATATGCTCCCTCTTCTGTTATTAACAAATGGGTTTTGAAGACAAAAGAGTACTCCTTTACGCTTTCCTTAGGGAAAACTTATCGAAGTACTAATATTGCCGTCATAAACTCAAGAGCTTTTATTGGGAGAGGGCAGAGGTTTATTAAGGAGGGAAGAATGGTGGCTGTGAAGTTACCACTCCTTAATTTGGCTATGAATCTATCATCAGATAGATCTGTACCAATTGAAGACAATTTTAATCTGGTTATGGAGGATTTTCCGATCTTAAAAAATCGTATTCTTCTCTATAACAAGGAAACCATCCGTCGTGTTACATACGATGGATTGATTAATCTTTGTCTTCCAAAACCTCTC